CGAGTGCGTCCTGAAGCTTCTGAGACTGACTGCCGAAATAAAACGCGATAATGACGGCGTAGATCGTCATAAAGTCCTGCGAGATCTTACCGGCTACAGACATGTACGCAAACACGCCCGTCAGGACCAGTGTGACCAGAGATTTGACGCTGAGCAAATTGCCCAGCCGCTTTTTGATGTTATCCATATGTACCCCTTTCATTCTACCGGTTCATTTGGTTTCGCAAATACTCTCTTGCACAGCAGGAGCAGCAGCTCCCCTCCGAACGCCGCTGCCGCGAAGATCAGCACGTCGGAGAGGTCGGACGGGCGGTCTAGGATGACCGCAACCGTCTTGATGACCACTGCCCACGCGAGCGTAAGCGTCAGGGCGTAAATGCAGTAGTAGACCAGCTCCCGCGCCATGCGCCCCTTCGTCTTCCGCTGCGGCTTTTTCTGCCCGTCCGCCATACTAGCCTCCCAGCCCCGCCAGAGCCAGCGCGTAGCCGACTAAGCCCGAAACAATCGCCGTGACCACGGCTTTGATTAAGCCCTCCCAGCGGCTGCCGGGGAGCGCCTTGAGGGCTTTCACGTCGGTCTTGATCTCGTTCACGTTCGACTCGATCGCCTCCTGCTTCGTCGCCAGCACTTCTACGGAGGTAGCCAGCTGGTGAAGCGCCTTGTTGTCCGCCTCGAGCTCGTCGATGCGGTGCTGGTTGGATTTGCAGCGCGCGTCGATCGCTGCGACATGCGCCTGAATTCCATCGTCCATGTGTTCTCCTTTCTCGCCCTCGGGCGGCTGTTATTCTTCTACATCCCACGCCTGCGGGTATTCTGCGAGACTATATGCTGTATCCTGGTTCGCTTTGGTGAACTTACCGTCTTGCACGGCCCATTCCCCTGCCTTGTACATGTCGTGCGCCCCCGTTGGGTGCACGAAGTTCCGCGCCGTCTCGCGTGACGTGCCGTGGTAGGGTCTGTTAAACGTATACCATGCAGAATTTCCGGGCTTGATATCCGGGTAAACCGCATTATCGTAGTTCTGGAAACATTCCCATGGTTCACCGCCAACGCAGAATACGTCCCCGGCAACATGTTTTCCCTCCTGCCACTCGTCGTAGAGCGCCGAACACATAATGATTTCATCCGCCGTTGTGGGCTGCTTGCCCGCCATGAGAAGCCTGACCGCATTTGCCGTGGAAACGGTCAGATCATACGTCACAGGCTGGACCGTGACCGGCTGCGGCTCCGGCAGCGGGATATTCGTCAGAAGCCAGCTGCCGTCTCGGATGTCCTGCCGCAGAAAATCGCCCGGCGTATAGGTCTGCATCTGGAAGCCGTTGTCCGCGAAGACCACGACGGGACCGGTCAGCGTCGTCACCCCCGAAAGAGAATCGCCCGTAAACCGGGCCGAGCCGGATGTGCTGTATACCCGGACGTTCGCGTAGGTTTGATTGTTGTGTGTGATGTACATAAGTGCCTCCTTATGCTGCGAGCATGTCATCAGTGACTATCATGTCACTGGGGAGAATGATTGCGGGTCGCACACCGTATGAAGTATATGAGGAGAGTCGATTTCGGCTTCCGGAGGAGTCGACGTACCACACGCTGAGTGCGTTACCGCCGTACGGGGAGCGGAGCCACCAGCCATAGGGCGAGCCATTGAAGTTTGCGATGCGCTTGGAATTGCCGCTAGAGCTTGCAGTGAAGTAATCCAGCTTCGCGCCATCTACCGGGAAGTAGATGCTGTCGCTTGTCGTGAAGCCAACTTCATACCCAGATAGTAGAAAAGCTTTTACAGACAATCCATTTGCACCGCTCTGGTCAGTACCGTTAGTACCGCCGTTCTGGCGGTACGGGATCTTTACCTGCTTGATAGCACTTTGGATGTTGTGATCGAACAGGCTTAAAAAATCACTGTTCAGATAGCTGTGAATGGTGCTGCTTTCCAGCTTGTTCGCATTGGCGCTGTCCCATGAGCGTTGCTCATAGATATCCTTCATCAACAGCCAAGTGCCGTCGCAGCTTGCGTCGTAGATGCTTGATGGCAGCCCCTGATGCACCACCAGCCAGTCCCACGGAGTGCCGTTCAGGTTCAGTTTGATACTGCGCCCAATTTCCAGATCAGACATTCTCGTTCTGTGCGGCGCAGGTCCACGCCTTAAAAACATTCCCATAATGCACAATCCTCCTAGAAGCAGAATGCGAAGGCTACGCCGCGGTCATAGTTTGCATCGGATTGGCTAGAGGTACCAGTGGAGTATACATTACAGAACATATAATCGTGGTCTGCACTCGGCGAGCGCTCTCGCCATATAGTCGCAGTACCGTTGAAAGTCTTAATACGGGAACCTGCTGCCTTATAATAGTCATACAACGTGCCTTCACCGTTCACAGAGCGGTCGACGATGCCAAAAATCTCTATTTCAGACAGCAAGAATAACTTGTCTGCGGTCGTGACAATGGTAGTGCTGTAGTTCCCCGCCGAAGTCAGTTTGTTCACCTCGCGGATGCTGTTTTGTACTTCCGTCGGCATCTTGGATAGAATTCCAGGTAGATGCTTGGTTCGCATGTCGCAGCTAGTCCAGCCGCCTTTATTGGTCGCGGCAAGGTTCATAGGCTTCTTCTCGTGATAGCATTCATGCATCTGGAAGGTTAGCGGCGCCGTGCCGCCTGCGGTGTAGGTGTCGTGGTTCTTGCCGATGATGTCGATCTGATAGCTTGCGCCATTGATCATCATTGTTTTATGGTTGCCAACAGCCCATGTCTCCGGGACGGTGCCGCGTTGGCAGGCTGCAATGATCTGCGCCCATGTGTTATCCGCAAAATTTGCCTCATACGGATATTGAATCCCCGTAAACCATCTAGGACTGCGCCCACTCATCCGAACACCACCACCTTCACGGGGAGATTCACAGTCGGCGCTTTGCCGATGCACTGCGCGGTCAGACTGTTCGCGCCAGTTACGTAGTTGTGAATCAAAGCAAAGCCCTCCAATAAAGCCGCGTCTGCATCCGGGTCTGTCCCCGAGAGAGCAACGTCCCACTGTGGGTCGACATCGTAGGACGCTTTCAGCCCCGTGATCGTAATCGTCTGCGCCTGGTAGCCATGTGAATCCGCAGCCCAGCCCGAGGCAAGCAGCGTGCCGGTGTACTGTGTGGGGCCGCTGCCTGCGCCTGCGACGGAATCATCGACATATTTTTTGGTTGCCGCGTCCATGTCTTCCGTCGGCGCGCCGGAGAGTTTCAGCTTACCGGTCAGCGTGCCGCCGGTGAGCGGCAGATACTTCGCGATCAGTGGCTTGATCTTATTTGTCCAGAGGTAACTCAGGCCGTTGTTATCCAGATAGGCCATAGCTGCACCTCCTTACGTGTCCGCAGTGATTGTGTCAATCTCGCCGTTCGTGATCGAGTTGATCTCAAAAGTTGTGCCCAGCGCGTCCCACGCGGTGCCGGTCCAGGCGTAATTCATGCCGGTGTCCTCGACATTCCACACATCGCCTGCCACATTGCCGGACGTAGGCAGCGCCGAGAACGTCGCCTTGCTGCCCTTGTACTTGTAAAGGCCGGAAATGTCCGTCTTTTTTGCATAGTCGCTCGCGTTGCTAAAACCGGAAAGCTTTGTGTAGTCTGCCGCGGACATAAGGCCGGGCGATGTGGCCGAGGCCGCCTCATAAGTCGTGTCGGTAAACACAGCGTCCTCCGGCACGTCCTTTGCCACCGTGTGGCCGCCCACCTTTTCGGCGTTGTCTACAATGCCGTTGCCGTTCTTGTCGTACACGCTTTTCAGCATGTCGCCGCCGCCCGCGCTCGCGACGGAATCGTCGACGTATTTCTTGGTTGCCGCGTCCATGTCCTCCGTCGGCGCGCCGGAAAGTTTCAGCTTGCCGGTCAGCGTGCCGCCGGTGAGCGGCAGATACTTCGCAACCAGAGGCTTGATCTTGCTGTTCCAGAGGTACAGCAGACCATCGTTATCCAGGTATTTACTCATTTCAGCATCTCCTCTATTTCCGTATTTGTTATCTTCTCCGACGCCGGAGGGATTGTGTCCAGCTTGGATTGCAGGCCCGTAATGGCCTTAATCGGGTGCTGATCGTCCGCGTCCCGGTTTAAGAGCTTTGTGTGGTCATTTGTGCCGCCTCCGCCGCCCTGATAAACCACCTTCGCCGGGGCGATCTTCATCTTGATCTCCGGCTGGGAAAGCGTCATTTTAATCATACCCAGCCTCCTTGAGCAGATCCTTGACCGGCGTCGAGACAATATCCGCCGCCTGCGGGTTGCCGTCCGCGTCCGTCAGCGCCAGCTGGAGCCGTGCGCTCTTGCCGGGGTCGAGCTGCATCGCGTCGGCAAAGGGGATGATGACAAGCAAATGCGTCTCGTCTACAACCTGCGGCGCGTACTCAAAAAACAGCTCGCCCTGCTTGAGCCAGAACTGGAGCTTCGTTGCCTTCGTCAGATCCGCGCCCGTCACTTCCACCGAAAGCGCATTTTGAATTTTTTCGCGCATGGTATCACCCTCCTAGTTTTTGCCACAAGCCAATCTTAATCAGCGCATTTACAACGTCTTGCAATGCTGAAATCTGGTTGGAACTGTTGATCGTTGTGTAAAAGGCATACTGGCGGACTGTCTCAGATGCGTCGTATAGGCTTAAAAAATGGTTTGATTTTGAATTTAAAGCACCAGCGTAAAGAGCCGAAAAACGGTTATTTTCTGCACCAAGTTTCACATTCCCAGTCGGGACAAGGTTTCCGTTTTCATCAAGTGTGATTTTGTAGGACCCGTTAACAAGCTCAGAAACTGATGCGGAAGACCCTCCACCGCCGGTAGAAGGAGCGCCGACCACATATTCGACAACATAGCTTCCGCTGATCCTTGCAACTTTCACGCGATCTCCAGACTGAAACGCAACAGAAGTGTTGCATTTGTAATGCTTCTTCGTTGCTGTGGTCTGCCCATCAAAAATCAAGGTGAGTCCGTCTTCAAAGACAGCATCAACCGTAGCGAGCTGGGCATCAGATGGCAGGTCTTCTTCAATGGCAGCCGCTTCTGTAATTCCATCAATCATGCAATCACCGTCCTTTTTGCTGTGTGTTTCATAAATTCGCCTGGCGTCATTGTGATGTACCAGGCGGTTTCCTCGAAAATCCCGCCCATGTCCTTGTGGCCGAGAGACAGAATATCGCCCGCGCCGTGTCCGCCTTCGGCCAGCGTCTCAAACGTTACAACCCTATGGCTGAACAGGGACTGGAAGCATATGTCGTCCACATAGGCTTGCAGAGCCTCCTGCGAGGCGATGTTGTCAACCTTGAGTAGCTGCGTGATGCGCTGGCCGCGGCGGAAAACAGACGTTGCGCTGGACGGATTGTTGTTTTCTGCCCTGGCTACCAGCGGAGCTTCCAGATCCGGATTGCTGCAAATGGCGACGAAGACGTTCGGTGCGCTGAAAACGTCAAATTCCTGCGTCAACTCCGGAGAAACGGGCGCACACAGAATTACGTCCTCTGCACTGTACGACCATTTGATATTTGCGGCGGAGGCCTGTGCGACCGGCTCCAGATGCGCTACACCGTTGCCGTCAAACCAGATCTGCTTATAATTGATCTCGTCCAGCAGTTGGTTGACGATCGTCAGATACGGAGTGCCTTCCTGCCAGTCCTCTCGGTCAGTTTGCAGAATAGCGTCGGTCGGTGCAGCGACCACAAGGCCGATTCCAGCTTCAATAAGAAGCTCCTCTATTTTGGTGAGATAGGCAGTCCCAGCTGGGATGTGCATAATGCCTTCCGTCGTCATGGTCTGAAGCATCCAGCACCGGTCATAGGCTTCTGCTTCTATCCAATGGCCGCTTGCGTCTTCCTGTTCTGTGAGCGTCGCGATGCGGAAAACGCCAAGCGGCGCCCATTCTCCATTTATACCGATCCATGGCTGCAAGTCATCGGCAATGTAATCGACAACTGGGTTGTGCCGGAACGTGCCGGACAGGCTGCCCTTTATATCTCCGGTCGTGTCAATATAGACGTTCGGCGGGGATTCTTCCGACCACAAAAGCTCTGTCAGCTTTGCACCATTGCGCAGTACGTCGATCCTGTAGGATATTTCCCGCTTCACAGCTGCACCTCCTCGCTGTAGTCGATCTGCTGCACGGTGAAGGAAAACGTTGTGACGAACCCGTCATGGTCTTTTTGCAGGATGTCCAGATACCCGACGACCATGTCTTCTGTCGGCGTTTTCGCGCAGACGAGCCGCCCGACCAGAGCCTCCAGCGCACGGATATCTTCAGCTTCCGTAAAGGCCGCTTCGATCGTCAGTGCGTCGGTGTAGTTGCCGCTGACCTCGGCATAAGGGAACTTGACCCCGGACAGCGCGAGATAGCTGACAGTCCGGGTGCGTTCCCGGGAGGTCTTCCGGTTCGGCGTCGCGGCATACGGAAGACGGATCCACACGCCGGTGTCCAAGTCTGACACCATTGTCGTCGGCGGGATGACCTCAACCGAGACCGGTCCGGAAATGCCGTAGTTCCCGCTTGACGTATAGCAGCCTCGTACTTGATATGTCACCGGTCCGATACTGAGCAAATCAGAATAGGCGCGTTGCACGGTTCTCGCTACCGGTTTGCCATTTCGGTATATCAAAAAGAAATCATAGTTTCCTGTCGTATCCCACTCCAGCGTCGCAATGTGTGATGTTCTTGCACTCAATAAGATGGCTGCTCCCGGCGTGTTAACGACCTGTAAAGCAGCATCTCCCCACTCTGACCATAGCCCATATTCATTTTGCACGCGGACTCTGATCGTATAGTTCCCATCATCTAGGTACATCGGGGCTGACCATTGCTGGACGGTTCCGTAAATTGTGCCGCTCTCATAAATTCCGATTACTTCCACCTGTGCCGCCTGCTGCCCGCTAGTCTGCCACGACACAGCCGGCTTTGCTCCCGCTGTCAGTATCTGAACGATCGGCGTCGGCGGGGCAGATATTACTACGATCTGCGCTGCATCGCTCCAATCGCTTGCCACGCTGTCCGCGTTATATGTGCGCACACGCCAGTATTTTACGCTGGACGTGATCGTCCCTGCTTGGCATTTCCACTGCGTTTCCGCGCCTATGACCGTCGCCAGCGTCTCCCACGTCTCGCCGTCTACACTCTTTTGCAGTTCGGCTTTGCTCTGCGCCGTTCCGGTTGAAATAATGTGTTCCCACATAAAGAGATTGTCAGCCGACGCATCGACAATCGTATTTTGCGGGCTAATTACCTTCGCCTCCGGTTTGACATCGAGCGTTGATAGCGCCATCCATTCCGATGTTGTCACAATGCCGGAGTTTGCCGTCACAGCAACCTGCCATTGGATTTCATCTGCGGTGAATGTGTTTGCCGGAACGGTCACGCTTCGCGACTCCCCGGCTACTGAAATTTCGTGGATACTCCCGGAATCCCCAGCCCTCCAGCGAAAAACAGCAGATGCTTGCACTACTTCTGGATACGTTAGAGACGATCCGAGCGCGAGCCACGAAAACCTGTTGTCCTGTTTCTTTGAGATTGACCCGCTTGCCGGTGTGCAATTCCTAATCGTAACGCCGACTGTCTCGCTGTCATCAACCTCTACCGTTAAGTACGGGCGCAAAGACCCTGTCGTCCGGATATACGCGGAAACATCTACATACCACTGCCTTACCGCAGCACCGCAATTAAGCGCAAGCCCAGCAGAAATGCTGTCGTCCGTGACCCAACCACCATTTCTAACTTTCTCCCCGCTATTTCCGGAAAAACGCTCCAGTACTCGCTGGTTGTTGTTGTATGTTATCGTTTCAACATCTACTGGCGCAGCGAGGTCCTCAAACACTAGATTTGCCGCCGGACCGAGGCTTGTTGCCTCTGGATCAACTATTTTGCTTACATACACAGCTATACTGGATTCCGACGTTATTCTTTTGTATTGCATGCTCGCTGGAAGATCTTCAAATGTTATAACGAGGCAATCATCTACGTCCAGTATTGCCGGGTCTGATTGGTGATCGTTCGTGTTCCTGCTTGTTTCGTTCAGAATCGCGAATCCCTTAATGTACACCTTCGCGGTTGACATCATTTCACCCCCATTCTGTTTGATCTGCGTTTGTTGTCTGCTATCCGGACAACGTCATTAAACGACTTCACGTCCTTCGCGTTTATCGTCACATAAAACGTATCTCCGCCGATGGCACGGCGGCTTTCCTGCGCGTTGGATATCTGCGTTCGTTGCGGAAGATAAACCAACTCCGGTCCATTCTCGCCGACCCACGTCACACCGCCAGTGTAGTTGTCTGTGCCTGCGGCATGCCGCCCCGTTTTTGATGAAAACACAGCCCCTACTGCGGAAATTGCAGTGCTCGCCATACCGCTCCAATCGCTCGCGCCTTTTACCATCCCTAATGAGTTTGCTGCGCGTTGGCTAAGTTCGTCGATTTTTTTCAGCCCATCTGCCACCAGCGAGATCGCTCCGGCTAAAGTTTCAAAAATTGGCTTCAGCGCGGATGCCATGTCTGCCAAAGAGGACAAAACCGGTGCCAATTCCGAGGCAAGTTCAAGCAGAGAACCGAGAAGATCAATGATGCCGCTGTCTGTAGCTGCATCTGCAAGATCTGTGATGATACTCTCAAGATTTTGGTAAAACTCCGTCAGATATGGCGCGAACTCTTCGGCAAGTTGGTTCTTCGAGGCTTCCTGACTTAAAAGCATATGCTGGTAGGCATCGTCAACCTGAGTCAGTGCTTTCAGCGTATCTTCGCTCAGTACGTAGCCGGTGTTGTGCGCTTCTTCTGCGTAGGCTTTCAGAACCTCGCTGCCGCGGTTGATCAGTGGATTGAAATTTCGGGCGGACTCGCTGAGAAGATCCATTGCGGTTGCATCACGCTCTGTTTTGTTGCGCATCTCGCCCAGCGCATCAATAACCTCGTAAAATACATCGCTTGCGTCCCGGAGCTCACCGCGCGAGTCTGTGACGCGAACGCCAAGCCGGCCAAATGCGTCGGCTGCGTCGGCACTGCCGTCTCTGGCCTCCTGCATCTTGTTTGTGATTTCCTTGAGGCCGTCGCTGAGCTGGTCGGTAGAGACCCCGAGAAATTTCGACATGTAATCGAATTCCTGAAGCTCGTCGGTGGACTGACCAGTAACTTCCGATAGGACGAGAAGCTCTTTCGCCGAAGCGCCCGCTTCCGTGGTCAGGCTGACGAGCTTTTTCTCCACGCCGACGATTGCTGCCGCAACGCCTGCGAAGCTTCCCACCAACGCAGCCGTCTTGAGATCGACATCGCTGATCCCGTCCATTGTCTTTTTGAGCCCTTCCGGCAGGCTGAAACCTAGCTTGTTCGTAAGCTGGTCGACAGTGCTGCCAAGACCCATCGTCTCGCGCTGCGCGTCTCCGGCCTTTTGCCCCATGGTTCCTATATCGTCGGCAGCATCGGTAACCTTCTCAGCTGCCGAATTCGTCTGCTGCCCAAAATCGTCCATTTCACCGGACAGATTGTCTGTCGCGTTTTTTGCCTCTTCCAGCGCAGTGTTATTGTCGTCAAGTGCGCGCTGCATCTGCTTGAGCTTGGTCTCAGCTTCAATGAGGCTCGTTTTCCAGTCAATGGTTCGCTTATCGGCTTCTTTGTAAGTCTCCGTAGCATCTGCAACGACTTCCTTCAGTTTTTCGACCTTTTCCCGCTGTGTCAGGATTGTTCTCTCAAGGACATCGTTTTTTTGCGTCAGCGCCTCTACGCTGTCAGCGTTGTCGGCAAAATCCTGCTCCGTGGCGCGCATCTCCGCGCCTAAGTTTTTAAGTCCGGCGTTGATTTGGGCAAGGGCGGCGCGATATTCCTTCTCGCCGTCCATTTTGACTTTTGTGTTAATGCCGGGCGTTGCCATCAGCCGCCACCTCCCATCAGGTACTGTGCCAGCGACAAGCGCGCAGGCTGCTCCGGCGCATTATGCGCACACCGGCTCGGCGTGGCCATGGAGAAATACTCTCTGTAGATAGCCATGCACCGCGCCGGTGTCATCCTGCGCCAAAAGACGGTCTCGTCGTTTTTCAGCACATTTACCCAGATATTCAAATACCAGGCGAAGTTGATACCGCCGCTTCTTCCTGCCTGGTCTCCGCGTTTTTTTCGTCTGCCGAGCTGTTCTCAGCCTCTGCGTCCCGGACAGCGAGGATCGCCATGCGCATCACGTCCGGCGCGAGCCGCTCGATCGTGCCCAGGGACAGCCGTCTTCCGAGCTGCTTTTCGGTGTATTGGATAGCGAAGCCCTTTTCGTCCACCCATTTCTGCTCGTCAGCGTAGTCGTTGAGCATCGCGGCCAGCAGCTGCAAGACCGACTTGAGCGTCCGCTTGCGAGACAGGATGGGGCTGAAATCGCCGCCGTTGATCTCCTGCACCTCGGCCAGCACGTTGTTGTTGCAGCGAAGCACCCAGTCGCGCCCGTCAAAGCGCCACGCGACCTCGCGCGGCTTAATATCTTCCATGCTCAACCTCCTGCCACGTCTGTGGCTGCCGTCTTAAAGACCTCGTCGCACCACGCCTTGGCGTCGGCTTCGCTGTCAAGCGTTGCGACTTCAAGCAGGTCGCCCAGATCATCGACCAGGAACTCGCCGGTCGTGGTGGGCGTCTGGAAGGCGATGCTGTCGCCCATCGTCTGTCCGTTTGTCGCGGGTGGTCCAAAGAGCACTTTCCGGGCGAAGACCGCCGTGAATTTCTCCACGCCGTCGATCATGTCCGGCATGTAGAAGCTCCATCCGACATACTTGCCGGTCGACTTCTTGCCGAAGGTCAGGCTCTTGACAGTGGAACTAGCCACGGTGCGCTGTTTTTCGTACGCGCCGTACATAAGCTTCTGCGCTTCAGTCGGGATATACTTGACGCCGGCGGTCGCCGTGCCGCCTGTGGCTTTCTTCATGTACTCTGCCAGAACGGACTCAGCGTAAATCCGGCCTTCTGCAAAGCGCATCTCAAGGCCTACGGTCATCGCGTCGCCCATGGAGACGGGCGTGTCGTACTCCGTGCCTTCGCCGGTTGTTTTTTTCTTATACTCTGCGACTTGCAGGTATCGTAAATCAAATGCAGGCATGATTGCCTCCTTTCATCGATTGCTGTTGATAATTTCTGCTGCCTTGTCAGTCATGGCTTCGTTGACGCGCTTCCATGTCGCCTGCACGGCGTTCGACCAGTAGTAGTCCGCCGGTATCTTGCCGCCGGTCCTGCGACCATAGTTGAGGACAAAGCCCTTTGTGCCGTAGCGCTGGCCGCGGCTGTCCTTGCCGGAGATCGTAACGTACATGTACGGCACGCCCCGCTTGTCGCGCGAGACCTTCCGCGCCTTCGTGAAGTGCTGGAAGGTCTGGCCGGTGCGGCGCTCGGAGCGGTTGTTGTGTCCGGCTTGGACAAAGGCGGACTTCACGCTGCTGAGCATGATCTCCGTGCCGGTGGACAAAATCGGCTTGAGATTTTCGTCGGTAAAGAGATCTGCCTTCTGAAGCTGCCGGACAGCCTCCTGAATGCCGTCCTGCGCCTCTCTAATGTCAAGCTGCGCCATCAGATCACCTCACAGGGAATGTCCGAGTAGTAGGTCATCGTCTCCTGGTCAAAAGACTGCTCGCTCTGGCCAATGGCGATGTGCGCGCTAGCCAAGGCTTGCAGCACCTCTGCGGTCAGCGTGTCGCCCTCCGTCTGCGTGGCAACGGTCACGACGCACAGGCCGACCGTTGCAAAGGGTATCCCGTCTGCGTTCACGCTGCGCACGCCCGTCGGCGTCCAGACAAGAAAACGGGTGAGGGGAGAGCCGTCCGGCGCGCGCTCCGGCGCTTGCACCTTATACACAGCGCCGGGAAGCACCGTTTCGAGAGCCTGTTCAATCTTGGAGTATCTCATATTTGCCCTCCGGCTCTGCGAGCGATAGCGTTGTGATCGGCAGACCGTCGGAGTCGTAGCCGCGCTGCGCCTGATCGATGCGGTAGATGTGGTCGTCTTCCAGCACTACAAACTGCTCCGCTTTAATGTCCTCGCCGCCAAAGACGCGGGGAATGCTGACCATCCGGGTAAGCTGCACACCGGCTTGCTTTCCGGCATAAAATCGGGCAGCGTAGACCTCCCGCTCACAGTAAAAGTGGCTCGACGCAATGCGCAGGCGGCGCTGGAGAGGGGAGGACGCGGGAAGCAGGTCGCAGACGGTGCATACCTTGTCGTAGATCATCCCGTACCGCCTCCCATCTTCTGCTGCGCAAGCTTGCTGTTGAGCATCCGTCGCAGATACGTCGGCAGCTGCTTTTCCTCGGCGTTCGCGCGCGCCTTGTACATCCAGCCTGCCACCATCGCCGCGAGCATATCGTCGGCGTCACAGTCCGGCTGGAGCACAATGCCGCGTGTCGCGATAAAATCCGCCGCCTGTGTGAGAAGCCCCCGCAGGTAGGTCTCCTGTGCCTCGATGCAGCGCAGGATTCCGAGGTCAACCGTTAAGTAAGAGAGCTGCGCGTCCAGCGACATACACCGAGCCTCCCTTCTTAGCCAGCCTTCGCGGTCACGCTGCCGGAGCCGGTCGCAACCGCGCGGCCGTTGCCGTCGACCTCGACGACAGTCACAGTCTGGCCGGTCGTGCCGTCAATGGTCTTGTTCGCGGGCAGCTCCGTCCAGCCCTTGCCGAGCGTCTCGCCGTTGGAAACCGCGATAGCCTGACCGCCGACCTGATACTTGAGCGCACCCGAGCCGTTGCCCGCGACAGTCACAACGCTCTTGCCGTTTGTAGTGCCTGCGGCAGTCGTGACGATCAGGGTGCCGATGGCGGTGTTCGCGAGGTCCTTGCCGAAGGTCGTGGTCGTGGTGGGCGCGGTGTTGTTGTAGTTGATGAGGACAAACGCCTCGCCGATGGCGGGCTTGCCGTCGCGGCGCTGCATACCCTTGAAGCAGGTCTGGTTTTCCAGCCAGCGCACGTTGGTGTTGGACTCAATCGACGTGCCTTCGCGCTCAACCGAACGGTACAGGCTCATAAAGCCGCCCGCGATCTCGTTGTCCGGCATGACCTCCCACTCGACGATCTCGCCGCCGACGACCGGCATGGTGTTGTTGACGCCCGCAACCATTGCGGCAGCCGAGTTATAGGCCAGCGCACGGGACATGAGGTCCATGTGGGTCTTGCGGTTCATTGTCCAGATGACGGTGCCGTTGGAGTAGTCGGGCTTTGCCACGGCCAGTGCCGCGACCAGCGGCTGGAAGAATTCGACGCCGGTCTTGGACGCGATGTCGAGCTTCAGAATGTGGCTCGTATGAAGATCAGTGAACGCGGCCTGCTGAGAGCCCCACCAGGTGGGCTTTGCCGTCGCGGCAAGGCGCGTGATAATGCCGACCGGCATATTTTCGCCCGTGCCGAACCAGATGGACTTGTCGATCGCCTTGGCGAGCGACGCGGCAAGCGCCTGAAGGATGGTCGTTGCGAGCTGAAGGTCGCTGTCGTCCATCAGGATGGAGTTCGGGACGGCCATGTAGCCGCCAACCATAAAGCCGTCCATGGTGAGCTGCCAGAAGTTGATATCGAGCTCGTTGAGCTTGTCGGTCATCTCGGTCCAGATGGCTTCCGGCGCGATACCGGCGACGTTCTGGCGGGTCGTGCCGCGGAACGTGGTGGTGAAGACGAAGCGCAGGAACTTCGACTCCTGATACGTGAGGTCCCGCAGGATCGGCAGGAAGCCGTCCGGGATACCCAGCTCGCCGCCGGTGACGCTGCGCTGCTGGGCGCGAGCCTCGCGGACATTGCGGATAAAGGTGCGGACCTGCTCGGTCTGCATGAGCGTGTCGCGCTCGGCGTAGGTGAGGCCGAACCAACGGCGCTCGGTGGTGTTGTTCATGGGTACAAAGCTCCTTTCGTGGTGATCGTTGTTTCTGGTGTCAGAGTTGGACACCGCGGGATTGCTTGCCGGGGGCGGGGTCTGTTCGGCCTCCAGCCGGGCAATTTCCGCGCTGCGGGTGTCAATCTCGCCCTGGATGCGGGCAATCTCGGCGGCGTTCGCGCTGCGATCGTTTTCAAAAGCGTCCACAGCCACGGACACGGCGCTGCGCTCTGCGTCGGTGCTCGTCTCGGTGATCTCGCTGAGCGCCTGGCGAAGCTGCTCTTCTCTCGCGGCAAAGCCGTCTCTCGTCTGTTCCAGCGGCGTCAGCTGCGCGCGAAGCGCGGTGATCTCGCTGTTCAGGACTAAAACTCTAAGTGCTGCCATTTACGGGTTTCCTCCTAACTTCTTGTTCATTTCTGCGCGCCACGTTTCCAGGCGGCGCTTTTCGATTTCCTCAAAATCCCGTTTCCGGGCGCTGACCGAGGTCTGCTCGTAAGCCGGGAAGGTGCAGACGCTGACCTCATATAAGGGGTCAATTTCTTCGATTTCCCAGCGGTACTTGCCATTGCCGAGGTCGCGGAAGGTCTCACTCTTGATGGCAAAGCCAAACGAGCACTGGTCGACGTCTCCGCGCTGGACTCTTGCATACAAGTTCATCGCGTCCACGTCGTCGCGGTTGATACGGACGCTGCCCCAGAGGCCGCGCTCATCCTGCTTGAGCGTCAGCGTGCCGGACTTTGTCCGGCCGAGGACTAAGCTTGTGTCGTGGTTGATGAGGGCTCGAATGTCGCCCGAGATCGAATTTGTGAAAGCGCCGGGCTTGATGATCTCGCTCACATCGTCCCACAGGGGATACTCCGAGTTGAATACTGCGAAGTAGCCTTCGATGTAGAGATCGCTCTCGGCTTCGCGCGTCTGAAACGCCTGCGGGATGCAGCGCACCTGACGCTGCTGTCTATTCGGTTCCACTGTCTCCACCTCCTCCTTGTGTAAGCTTTTTCTGGTCTGCGATCATGTCGCGCGGGATGTAGTTTTCCAAAATGACGAGCTCGTTCAGCCCCTCGCGCGGACTGAGGCCGACCCAGTCGCGCACCTCGTTGCCGGTCATAAGCCCGCGCACGTAGAGGTTGGACGAGACGTCCGCCAGCTCCTTCGTGCTGTAGCTGTAGAGCCTGCGCGTCGACATCGTAAAATAGAGGTCTGTCGCATAGAGAAGCTTTCGCGTCAGCTCCTGACAGATGATGTTCGCGATCGTCGTGGCGGTCGTTTTAATCATGTGGTTGTGCTCGCTGTCCGAGTATGTGCCCACGCCCAGCATGAAGGGCGTCACGCCGACGAGCGCGGCCACGGCCTTTTTGTCGAGCTCCACACCGTCTTTGATGGCTAAATCGGAAAGGCTCAGCGGCTTGACCTGCTGCACGTCCATGAGGTCAGCCGGGACGATCCACGGCTCTCCGGCGCTAGATCCCGTGATGTAGTCGTCGATCAGACGGCGGCGGCCTGCCGGGTCGGAAAATTCGTCGGCCAGCGCGTCCACCTTCACAATGACGCTCGGCTTCCACTTATCGGACATAAAGCCCTTCTTCGTCGCCTGCTCCTGCCGGAGCGAGTTCACCACGTCAAGAAGGCTTATCCGGAGCCCGAGCCCCTGCCACGGGTGGTCGGGGTCGACCCAGCGCCGGAACTGGAGCACGGTCTCGGGGTTGTACTGCTGGCCGCGCCAGCTGATGTAGACCGTCTGACCTTCGTCCGGGCTCATCGCCTGCGCGCCCGGCATGGGGATAAGGTCGCGAAGCAGTCCGTCCCGCGTGACCGGAAGGAAGAAGGCTGTGCCGCTGGCGCTTGTGAGCATTGCCCAGACGATGGCAGAAATCAAATCCTTGCGCGTGCCGAAGCTCCATGGCGAAATATCCATAAACCGGGAAAGCGCGTTCCGCACGCGCACATCGCCGTCCGGCGTGTTCTGCATGAGCTGGATGGTTGCGTTCGACACGATATCGGCGAGGCCGCCGACCGCGGCCAGCACGTCCGGGCTGTCAGCGAGCCTGCAATAGCCCGGCACGCCAAGCGTGTCCTGATTCACAGCTCCGATCACGAATTTTCGCAGCGCGTCGTCCTGCGCGGATCTGCGCTGCACTTTTACTTTCAAGTGGCATCACCGTCCTCTCCTAAATCTCGGATAATTTGCAGCTCGCGTTCAGACAGTTCCCAAGTATGCGCCGCAGCCCTCTCCGCCGCAGCCCTCTCCGCTGCAGCCCTCTCCGCCGCAGCCCTCTCCGCCGCAGCCCTCTCCGCCGCAGCCCTCTCCGAAAGAAGGAGACCACAGCCAAAGATGCTCTTCCTGTTAAGCCGCTGTGAGTCGAGCGCGCCGATTGCTGTGCAATCGCTCCGGCGGACGGTCATGGCTACGCCATAATGCGCGTATTTTTGCAGCATGGCAGCCGTGAGAACATGCATCGGGTAAGCGTATTTCGGCAAGGGCTTTGACGTTTCTGCTTTGATCTGGCGCATAGCGGCGGCAATTGCCTCGCGAAGATCCGGCGCGGTCTCTGCCACAATGTCTTTGTCAAGGTTTGTCACAAATGCCGTCCGGACAACTGCGCCGTTTTCATAGGTAATATCTGCGTCGCAAATGATGTGGTTCATCCGAGTTGTGACGGTTCGCCCGGCAAAAACTGTGAGACACGGAGCAAATAGGAAATATGGGATGTCTTTGGCAAGATAGAATTTGCAAATTTCCGTCAAGATCGAGAACGGCGGATTATCCAGAACGAGACAGCCTTCCGGGTAATCGTAATTTACGAAGTCGCCGCCTGGGAAAAAGGGACGAACGATGCAAGCCGGGTCGATGTCGTACCGATCGCACACCCAATCCCGAATAGCTGCATACACAAGCGGCGGCGTATAGCAATCATCCGTGGTTTTTTTCGGCTCGAATTTTGCAACAAAGCTGTTGTATTCCGGGTTATCGTCAAACAAGCAGGCCTGCTCAAGCGCCACTATTTTCACCGCCTTTCTCTCTTGCTTCATACCAGCCTGCGCCCTTGGCGCTGGCGGTCAGGTCCTCCAGATATGCGCAGGCGGCAAAGACAGAGCAGTCAAAGACGTCAATGCGCAGGTTTGGAGCGATTTTTTCATACATCACCATGTCGTCGGCCTTTTCAATGCCGGCAACATTCTGCACGCAGTACTCATAGGGCTCAGCGTGCAGGTAATAGAGCGTGCCCTGCTTGGCACTTTTCTCCAAGTACCGGAAGCCCTCGGATTTGAGCGTGAAGCGCTGGATCTGCGCCTTGATGGGAAAGCGCTCTTTCTGCATCTCGACAAAATACTCGCGGCAGAATTTGGGGTCGTGGCCGACGCGGCGGATTTTGAAGCCCTCGGCGCGCCGCTTTTTGAACCAGCGGACAACGTCCGAGTGGTTCGTCACCTTGTCGTTCGTCATGTCCAGCCAGCCGTCTTCCATCCAGCCGAACAGCGGAATCTGATCCTGCGTCGCCTTGACCATCGCGACCGGCCGCGGGAACCAGCAATGCGGGATAATGATGTCCACGCCCTTGTAGTGCCCGAAGAGGCAGCAGGCCGTCAGGTCGTGCATCTTGGACAGGTCAGCGCCGCCGTACCAGCGGATGGGAAGCTTCGCGAGCTCTTCGATTGTCCAGTTATACTTTTCGTCGGACTTTCGGAACTCCTGAATATCGAACCACGCCTTGACGGCGTTCGTCGTGACGTTGAGCGACTTGTTGAGAAATTCCGGCCGGAGCATCGGGTTTTCGGCGGCGATGGCCGCGTCGTTGATCATGTCCTGCGGGCGGATGGAGTAGCCCCAGCCGGGGCTTGCCGCCTTCAATACAGCCGGGTCGAGAAGATCGACATCGCCGTTTTCCTTCGTCGGCGCGGAGCACAGAAAGCAGAAGATCGTGTCTGCGTAGTCGCCGGTCACGGTGCCGCGAAGGATCTTCCGGCAGAGCTCCAGATGGCCGAGCAGGAAGCCGCGCGCGTTGGGGCCGTTGGACGAGATGATGATTACGAGCTTGTTCGTGTAAGCCTTCGTCGCGTCTTTCAAAATCTGATACTGCTGCGGGCTTTTGTAGGTGTGCGCTTCGTCGGCAATAACGATGTTGCAGTTGAAGGAGTCCTGCTTGTCGGGGTTGGCTGCCAGGGCGTTGATGGAGATCATACCGTCGCCGACGTCTCCGGAGATCGATCGTTCCATGTTGTTGTCGATGATCCGAAGACCCGTTTCCGGCTCGTCCTTCACGGTCACGCCGAGGCGCGCGCAGTTGTATTTCAGGAAATCGAAGCCTTCGAGCGCCTGCTTGAGCGCGCCGCCGACCTCGTACACCTTTGAGCCGGACGCCCTCTCGTAGAGTGCCAGGGCAAAGGCCAGGGCGGCCGCAAACGTCGTTTTGACATTCTTTCGGGGGATAAAGTCCACAGCTTCTTTAAAGCGGCGGATCTTCGTGCCTGGGAGGTAGAACCCCATGATGTTGTAGACAATGAACTTGTGGTACGGCAGGAGCAGGAACGGTGTGCCGCGAAGCGGCGTCGCGTCCAGAAACTCGCCCTGCTGGTGGCAGATCAGCGTCTCGATGATGGCGATAATCTCGTTGGCAGGCTCTGCCCGGAACTCCCACTTGCCGGTGTCCAAGTCTGACACGTACCGGCGGCACGCGAGCACTGCGTCCTCGCAGAGCCCTGCTTCTCCGGAGAGGACCGACTCGACAAAGCGGTCGACCTCGCGGGCATACTGCGCGCCGTGTTGTTCGGCGTGGCTTTTCGCCTCAGAGAGCAGCTGCTCGAGTTTGCTCGTGCCGCCCATCGGGACGCTCTTGGCTCTTGCCTTGTTGAGACCCGTAGGTGTGAGACCGAGCTGGTTGCGAAGTCCCTGCACCGTCGCGCGCAGGTCCTCGACCGCCGTCCAGTACGGGCTCTTGGCCGTGTACTCCGCGCCGGTCTTGTTGACCATCGTGCAGATCCGCTGTCCGCCTTGCTTCTTCCACTCCTTCTCGGCGCGGGAGAGCTCACGCTCGGTCTTCGCCAGTTGCTTGATCGTCGGCTCAAATATAGCGTTGTACGTGCCGACAAGCTGCATGTCCTGCCGGATCATGTCTTCCCGCGCCATGTGGGTAACTTCCTTTCTCTGAGACTCTGCCAGACGCAGCGCATAAACGCTGCGCCCAGTCAAAAAAGGAGGATGATGAGATGACTCCGGGCACCGGCGGTGGTTCCCAATGCCGCCGAGCTGAACTGCGCCCGGCAGAGCCTCAGATGGTTTGAGTCTTTGCGCGCCCGCGTCGTTTGCGCCCGCGCCGCGCGATTCGAGATTTTCGCGCGTGTGCGCGCCTGGCGGTCTCGTCTGAACCCCCTCCCGCGGTTTTCCCGCCGTCGGAAAGAGTGCCCCACTCCGGTGCCCTTGTCAGAACGGCGGCGGCGCGTTTCGAGGGGGGGATACCCGCCGCTGCCAGGCGAGACCGCGCTCGGTCAGCTTTCCGGTCGCGCGGTCGTGAAAGCTGTTGTGCGCGTCAGCGCTCACCGCGATGAGATTCCAGCGGCAGAAGCGCCAGCCCGGGAAATCCTCGACTGGGTAGACGTGGTGGGCAACGGTTGCAGGCTCGCGCCTGCCGGAACGCAGCGCCTCCTGGCACAGCGGCTGCTCGCGAAGGACGCGAGCGCGTAAGTGTTTCCAACGTTTGCTTGTGTAATCCATGGCAAATAAAAAATGCCGAGCCTCCCGGTATGGGAGACTCGGCATCTTGCCGTCCGGCTATCACCTCGGATGTAAAACAAAAACGCCGATCGACTCCCACACTGTGAGATATCAATCGGCGCTGACTCTGGCTCTGGCCTGACGGCACTGGCTCTGGTTCTGGCTCATATTCACGATCGTTTCGCGCCTGCAATGCTTGCAGTACAGAGGGAAATCAACAAGCGCGGTCGTCGGTAAAATCTTGACCTGTGTCGCGTGCCCGCATTTCGGACAAACGATCTTGTTTCCCTGTAAATCAAGTTTAGCACAAGGCTGTCCGGTATGCAACTGTTTTTGCAAAAAAAGTTCGCTCCTCTCGTAAGATATAGTAAAGACCCAAGTTATTAAAGGCTCACGCCTTTCGCTTTTCCCTGTTTCGCCAGGGAAGTTTGTAGTCCACATAATAATAGCTGCCGAACTTGTTTTCCTTCGCCTCGGGCTCTACGTCAAAGGCCTCTTTCGGTGGCACAGGCCGGTAGTTGTCCGGGACTTTTTCGACAGTGATGCGTGGTTTTTCAAGGTTCCGTGATGGCGTCCACAATCGGTCGCCCACATACTCCCGTCCGTGCTGCATCGGCTCCTTAGTCAGATACTTCGCCAAGCCAACAAAGCCGAGCTTGCCGACGGGCTCCCAGTTGATATCTCCATCCGGCCAGAGCTTGCGGAGCACTTCCGTCTCGCCGGGATAGTGATTGAGGATGATGTGGTGGTGCAGACGCTTGTCCCCGTGCCGGCCTTCGGTGGTGTACAGATATTTGTAAGGTCGGCCGAAGGCTTTGCGGCTCTCGCGCAGCTGGCGGTTAAAAAGCTTCACCCGCTTCTGTGCGGCGAAGGTGTTTGGCGGCTTGTGTTCCTCGTCGTAGGTGAGCGTCAGCAGCCAATCTGAATACGTGAAGTTCGCGGCGATCAGAAACGCAAGCCGCTCGTAGGCGTGCCGGATGTTGAGCTTTTCGCGGATGGTTGTCTGCGGCAGGCTCTTCGGCGCTCTGCCTCGTCGTTTGGCAAGTGGCTCTGTGAAGACGCATTCGCGGCACAGGACGGATGTTTTCATTGAGACAAGGTAGCTCATGCGTCACCGCCTTCTTGCATATGCTTGAGTTCCAGCTCCATAACAATCCGCTGCCCGTTCTCGGATTCTGCCAGCGCGGCGGACAGGATCTCAGCAACCGTCAGTCGCCCGGTTTGGTTCCGGCCTCGGTCTACCTCCTGAAACACAATGAGATCGCCGTGCCTGATCTGCTCAAGACTTGGCAAAGGCAGGCAAACATACCGCAAATAATTTACTTTCTGCATTTTACGAAACAGTTCTTCCTTTGCAAATTTCTGATAAACCATATAGCCTCCTTATCATGTTATCGTCGGGGCCCGGAGCCCGGGCCCCTTATATCCTCCCGGCGTTCCCCGCGCAGCCCGTCATGGCAGCAGGCCGCGCCACAAGTCCAGATCATTTTTTCTTGCGCCGGGGTGATACCTTCTTGTAATTGAATTCTCTGATATGCGGGTTGCGCTCGCGGAACGGGACAAAGTGCGCGCCGCAGGCCTTGCGCAAGATCGCGTCCAGCCGTTCTTGCAGCCAGTCTGCCTCCGGACCGCAGCCGTATGCGCCGTCAAATTCCGCGTCCAACTCGGACACGCGGCACGCCAGACGGTAAAGCCGCTCTTCGCCGAAGCCCTCCTGCGCGAGCGCCGCGAGGAACATGTCGGAGACTTTCTGCATACCCGCCTCCACGCCGATCTCCATCGCCGCCCGCCCCACGGCGTCCAGCTGATCAATGTATTTCATCTAACGCCCTCGCAAGGTCGGCCATTGCAACACTCATCGCATTAAAGGCCGATGCTGCCGTATTGATAGCCAACGAGGTTCGCGCGAGTGTATACACAAAATCGCGATTTCTGGCAATGCAGTTTGCTCCATTACGCGACATGCCGAGCCTGCCCATGTAGAGTTTTACAAATCGTTTTCGCGTCATCGGTATTCCTCCTGATCTTTAGGCGGGATCATTGTCCAGCCCCGATCGCGCAGCGTTTTAACAGTCTTGCCGGTTGTGTAAGCAGCCCCAATGATAAAAAAGATAAGGGAATCCGCCAGAAGCAGCAGCACGACCAACACAATTACGAGCACACTCACGTCCGCACACCTCCATCCATCTTCGCGCCACATAGTCTGCAATAATAGCTGTCGTTAGATTCTGCGTTGCCGCATTCACTACAAGTGAATACACCGTCATCATGGAGAATCCACCGCCCATGCACCACCTCCGCAACGTCGGCGGCGGGCACGAGGTTTTTGTCATTCAGCACACG